CAGATAAATTGTGGGAAAAGACAGGATTGTCGTTTTGGACAGACTATCCTAACCTCTTTAAGCCTAATCGTTACAACTGGGTAAATTTCGTCTGGGTTAATTTACTGATGGAGCGAGATAATATGGATAACAGCTTTTGTATTGAGGCGGGAATTCTAGGGTTGAACATTCGTTGGTCTTTGAGTTTACGAGGGACAACTCCTCAAAAGGAGGAAATTCTAAAGAGGATTAAAGATATGACTAACCCCCCACAGGAAGGGAAGGGATAAATGAAAAGAAACTGTTTAGACTGCGGTAGAGAATTGTCCTTTGATAGGATTGAAGACTTTTGTGAAGAATGTATGGCAATAAGAGAGAAAAATAACGGTTGCCCTGCCTGTCTGGGATGGACAAACGAAAGTGATAATAGACGCTATTGCGAAATGTGTGGAAGGAAACTTAAATGACCCTCGTCTATAAACAAGGAGAGAGGCTAGAGGAGGAAGGTGAGAAAAGATGAAAAAACTTAAAATACTTATAGGTAAATTCATTTGGATATTCGCAGGAGAGTATTTGGCTGACGCTATGGAGAAAAGCCAAACTATAAAGTTGCCGAAAGGGGTTAAGCTTACAGATGAGACCAAGACCAAGAGAGGCTAGAGGAGGAAGGTGAGAAAAGATGAAAATAGACTTAAATTCAAGAGAGTTTCTTAATAAATTAGAGTCAGAGGCGTGGAAAAAGTCCCAGATAAAGGGAACTAACCAAATGTGGGCAAGCGTGTATCGCAGATTGGCAGAGGTAGCTTGTGAACTAGACGCTTATTTGGCAAGAAGCTCCGGAGAGTTGGTGAAGGAGGATTAACTAATGCCTAACATTAAACTAAAGAAAGAGTTTTATGAAAAATTTAGAGACGACCTTTTATTGGTGGCAAAGTATATTGGAAATTTCACGAAACCATTGGACAACAACCAATTAAAAGATGTTTGGTCTTTTATTGAGCAAGCCCTAATCAACCAAAAGAAAGAGATTGAGAAGAAGATAGAGGGGAGAATGGATAAGAAAAGAGCTAGAGAATTATGCGATAGGTTTGAGGAGTATTGCGGAAAGAGAAGCTGTCCGTTTTGTGGAACTAACCCTGAAAAACAAAGAAAGATAATTCTCTCCCTGTTAAGGAAGGAAAAATGAAGAAAACACTTTTAGAAAAGGCTTTTGAAATACACACCAAACAGAAAGTTGAGCTTTTGAGAACGCCCGAAGAAGTTGAACTAGCGATTGGGTGGATGCAAAACATAGTTTCGGGAACACAAGTGTTAAGAGTTTTGGGCCTGAGTGTAAAAAGTAGAGCAAGTCTTTATTCGTTTCTAACATTAGCCCTTAAACAAGCCTTTATAGAGGGAAAGATTGGTCTGAATAGTGCCAAACCGCCGACAAAAGGAAAAATAAATGGTCTGCCCCCAAGTAAAGGATAAAATGGAAAAGCTAATTAAATGGTGGCTGAAGCGAAAAGACGAACCCGTAACTTGGGCAGTTGTTGCTTGGTTTATCTTAATTTATTTGATACAGACTCTTGCGAAGTATTTTGCCGAGATAATTGTTGAAGGAATAAAATGAGGATAAAGATGGGAAAGTTAAAAAAGTATGTATACACAAAGATTGAAGGAAGGTTTCTGTTTATTGTTGGAATAATACTTGGTTTAATATATGGTTTTTGGTTTGGGGGAGGTTTCAAATGACCACCCCACTAAAAGAGAAGTTGCTAAAGGAGTTTGAGGAAAAGTTTACTAACCTGCCGATAAGCGATAGTTGGAATGTGGCGGAAGAATATAAGCCTTCAGAGGTTCAAAAATGGCTTTCCAAAGCCTTAGACACTTACAGAGAGCAGACAATAAAGGAGGTAAGAGGAGTGTCAGCGGAAAGCGACCTAGATGATGTGGTTAGTTTGGCGAATGACTATCAAACCCTACGGTTTCAAATAAATAAGCCCGTTTCACTCGGAGGGTTTATTGATTTTTTAAGGCATATTAAACATAAAGATTTATCCCACCTCAAAGGAGGCAAGAAGAAATGAAGAAGAAGATAGACCCAATTTTTACAGATATTTTAGGGCATTATTATCAGGCTTTAGTCTACAAGGCTTTGTTTGGTGCTCCCTATGGATATAAGAGGATTTGGATAAATAAATATCTATTCTCATTGCCCCTTCCTAGTTTTTCCATAGACAGAAGCGAACAAGCTATTTACTGGAACATAAATTGGATTGGAATACTTAAAATCGGAAAGGAGAAAATAAGAGTGCCACGGACTATTTTTGACAAAGTAAGGGGAAAAGGAAGAACGATAAGGTTTACGAGATATTCAAGGCTAGACAGGTTGAATAAAGAGGGGAAATGAAAAAGGCTAATAAAAAACCAGCACATCATAGAGCAAAATTTCATCGTTTTGATAAAGGCGGACTAAAAGAGCATCTAGAATATATGGAGTCTGAAAGAATGAGGGCGGGAAATAAGACAAAAACCAAAGTTCAGTTAAACTCAAAATGAAGAAAGGGGGTGATTGAAAATGAACGAAAATGCAGGCACACCAAAAATAGAGTTAAGCTTGTTTGACGTAATAACGGAATTAGAAGTTGTAAGTTTAGGTCTTGAGACTAAAATTTTTGGAGAAAGACCCGAAAGACCCAACCAGCCAGAACTTGTCAGCGGAAGAATTTCACAAGCAATAGAGAGAATAAAAGAGGCCAATTCCAGATTGAGGGAAGTATCTAATCATTTAGAGCAGTTGGGGAAATGACCAGACTTAAATACTACCTGATAAACATTGGAGGAATATGAAAGAATTAATTTTATTTCTATATACGATTTATCTGATTGGCCACTCGGAGGTTGGAATAGTAATTCAACCTCAGAAAACTCCACTGGCTCCACAAGTTATATCAGAACAAGTCGTTTCCAAGAATACGATATTGGACATGATTAACCTCGAAAGAAGTAAAAGAGGAATCGCCTCGCTTAAATGGGACGATAGGCTTGTCGCTTCTGCTAAGGCTAAGGCCTGTGATTTAAGAGACAGAAACTACTGGGACCACAAAGCCCCTGATGGGAGTTATAGCTGGCACTACTTTTTTGAGAATAAATATTTTTATAGATATGCCGGAGAGAACCTTTGTAGAGATACTAACTTTTCCGATTGTATGAATTTGTGGATGCAAAGCCAAAAGCATAGAGATAATATCCTAGACTTAGATTTCAAAGATGTTGGAGTTAGTGAATGCGGAGTCTTTATAGTTCAGCACTTTGGTTCCCAAGAATAAAGTTGTTGACAACCCTTTCCCTTAAACTTAAAATAAGAAATATCTGCCGTGACCTTAGATGATATAAAAAGTAAATTTGTTCCTCGGCGAGGTTTTTTTAATCAACCTTATAAATCTATTCGTTCTTCGACCTTTGAAATAGCCATTGATAATCTTCTTCCTAAAAATAGATACCAACTTTCAATTTGCACTCCCTATAATGAAAAACTAGATAAGCTAAAACATAAAAGAGGTTATGGGGCTGGAGAGGTAAAAAAATGTTGGTATTTTGAGTCAGAAAGTGAGGTCTATACGTTTATATTAAGAGAGCAGGTGCTATAATCAATTATATGAAAGCTGATAAGCTATCTCCATTTATTGCCGAGCCAGGCTGGCTCATCACAATTCCTTATGTATCTAAAGACTCAACCTTTGTAAGCGAGAAAGAAGTGTCCGGCGAGGCTCAGCAGTCCATAGTTATCTCTGTTGGTGGGTCTTATACAGACGACAGAGGCAACAAACACACTACCGATGTTAAAGTTGGAGATGTCATTCTTCATACTTACTCAATGGATACTTGCACGATTGGATTTGACAAGTATAGGATTGTACCCTTTAGCCGTGTCCTTGGTATTAAAAAGTTATGAATCCAGACCAATCAACAAAAGTTCTTTTTGGAGATAAAGCTACTCAAGCCCTTATGAAAGGTGTAAACCTAGTGTGTGACGCTACAGCAACCACGTTAGGCCCAAGGGGTAGGAATGTGGCAATAGATAAAGGTTATACCCATATCGTTTTACATGACGGAGTTTCTGTTTCTGAATCCATAAATCCTAAAGACCCTTACGAAAAACTCGGAGCCAAAATAATCAAGGAGGCAGCCAAAAAACAGAGAGACCAGGTTGGCGATGGAACTACTGCAGTCATGATACTTGCCAAGGCTATCTTAAAAGAGTCACTAAAGGCTACCGCATCAGGAATAAATCCAATGAGTTTAAGAGAGGGACTCGAAGAAGGGTCTGAAATAATCGTTAAAGAAATAAAGAAACAATCCAAACCGATTAAAACCCTCGAACAAAAAATCCAAGTCGCCTCTATATCAGCAGGAGATAAAGAGTTGGGTAAAATGATTGCCGAAACCCGACATAAAATTGGAGATGATGGAGTTATGGTTGTAGAGGAAAGCAAGATGCCGGAGACTTTAATTGAGATGCAAGACGGTATGCAGTTTGAAAGAGGTTATGCCCATCCGTTTATGATTACCGAACCCGAAAGAATGGTTGCGGTTTTAGAGGATGTTCATGTTTTAATAAGCGATATACCTCTTAACAATTTAGTAGATATAGGCAAGTTCTTAGAAAAGGAAGTTTTAGGTAAGGGAGTAAATAAGATGGTCTTTATTACCCCCGAGGTCGGAGGGGATTTTCTTTCAGCTTTATTAGGAGCTAAGGTAGGCGGTAAATTCTTAGGACTTGTAGTTAAAAACCCGATGGCCGGAAACCATGCGATAGAATTCTTACAAGACTTGTGTGCTATGACCGGAGCCAAACTAGTAAGTAAAGAAGCTGGACATAAATTCGAGGATATAGACTTAACTTGGTGCGGAAAAATTGGTCGTATTGTATCCACAAAAGTATCCACAACCATTACCAAGGGGGCCGGACTTAAAAATGATATTCTTCAAAGAATAGCAGTAATTAAAAAGCAGATGGGGGATGAAGACCTGTCAGATTTTGACAAAGAAAAATTAAAAGAAAGACTAGCCAAACTCACAAGCGGTGTTGCGGTAGTTAAAGTTGGAGGAGAAACCGAAGTTGAAATGAAGGAACGCAAGGAACGAGCTATTGATGCCATATCGGCAACAACCGCAGCTATTAAATACGGTATCGTTGCAGGCGGTGAGATACCCTACTTATCGGCGAGAGAGGCCTTAGAATCGACCACATTAGGCCAAAAGATACTTTATGACGCATTATCCGAGCCTTTTAAGAAACTTGTGAGTAATGCGGGGTATGATTCCGGCGAGATGTTATCAGATTGGAAACATAAAGGAGATAGAACAATAGGCTTCGATGTAGTTAAAGGAGAGTGGATGTCAATGATTGAGTCAGGTATTTTAGACCCGACAAGTGTTTTAACTACGGCAGTAAAGACGGCTGTGAGCTGTGCGGTGGCTATTATGTCTATCGGGGCTTGTGTGGTGCCGGAAGAAGGTGAGAAGAAATGAAAGATGATGCAACAGTTTGTGGAATAACTTATTCTTTATCATTAGGGTTGCTTACTAAGGAAGAAGCAAGGTTGTTAATAGCAAAATATTATAGAAATTTACTTGGACTTTCAAATACAAAATTACCAGATGAAATGCCTAATTTGTCAAAGAAGAAACTCAGTAAAAATTGACCCTTTCGGTTGGATGCCTTGTCTTGTTTGCAGAAGAAGGATGCAGAAGATAACCAAACCAAGAAGGACAAGTGAAGTTACAACCGAAAGTATAAAGGAAGATAGGAAGAAATATGCGGATACAATCGTTCAGCCTTTCCGGCAAGGGCAGTTAGCCAAAGAGTTCGTCGAAGCCTATCCCGATAGAGTAAAAGAAATGGTCAAAGAAAAGAATATAACACAGGAAGAAGTGAAGAATGCAAAACCAGTTTGGACAGAAGAGAGTTACTATAAAAAATAATGAAAATATGTATGAACGATAGTTTACCAAGTGGAACGATTTATTTTATTAATGAAGATAAAATGATTTGGAGAAAACCTGTTTTTCATTTTAATTTAATTGATAAAATACTACATTTTTTCGGAAAGCATATTTATGTGTGGCATAAAAAGAAGTGTATTTATCCCAAATGTAAACAAAAATGTTAATACCTGGAGGTCAAATAGGGGAAAGAGCAAGCAAAGGTAGGATTACCGAGAAACAATATCAAGCAGTTAATACTGACAAACTTGATTACTGTTGGCGACATCCGATTACGTTAACAAGTGATTGGAAGAACCCAAGTCCAGAGGATAAAAAGCAATTGGAGGAAATAAGATTAAAAGAAACCGAAGTAAAAAACAAAGACGGAAGTATTACCAAAAGCAGATTTTGTCCAAAGTGCTTTGTTAGTGTGCCTTATACTAAATTATAAAAATGCTTAACTTTATTGCTGGAGCCATTACTTTATTAGTCGGAATACTTGTAGGTTTTTCCTTGGGTAAAAACTCATCTATCATTCCTGAAGAAACCAGAAAACAAGTCAAGAAGTTAATAGACGCAATGCCATTCACTAAAAGGGATATAGGCGGTGTAATGAGGCCAACGGCACATGAGGTAGCAAACTTTGAAAATCCTGTTAAGAAAGCAGAAGAAGAAGCTATGAGTGAAACTTTCAAGGAGATAGTAAAATAACTATGGAAAATAAAATAGAAATAATGGTAGACAAAATCAAGGTTAATGGCCCAAGACTTGATAATTGTTATACGGTTACTTTGGAGGTTGGAGAATATGAACATGGCAAAATTGCTCAGATTATGAGTATTGCACAACCGACAAATTTCAAGGTAGTTATTGAGGAGATAACAGAGAAATAACAGCAACATGACACAATTTAAACCAGGTCAATCAGGCAATCCGAAAGGCGCACCCAAGAGAGAGTGGACTTGGGCAGGTGTTGTTCAGGAAGCAGTAGAACAATTAGAAGAGGATGGAACGCCAATTAAATCTTCAGTAGTTAAAGCCTTAGTCCGAGAAGCCAAGAGAGGAAATATCCTTGCTATAAAAGAATTAATGAATCGAATGGATGGTATGCCAGTACAACCCAACGCTGAGATACCAGAGGATAAAATAGACGAATATTTGCATATATATAAGCCAGTAAAAAATGAACAATGAGAACATTTGGAAACCACATCCCAGACAAGAGTTTGCACTTGAAAGATTAGAGCATGAAATTTTGTTCGGCGGGGCGAGGGGTGGAGGCAAGACGGATGCTTTAACAGTTTGGTTGACAGATTACATAAATAACCCCAGATATAGAGCTTTAGTTATCAGACGCAACGCAGAGGATTTAAGCGATTGGGTAGATAGGGCTACAAGATTTTATACGGGATTGGGAGCTAAGATAGGTTATAGACCCGCAATAATTGAATTTAAATCGGGAGCTGTTATCAGAACGGGACACTTAAAAGACGATCAAGCCTATACAAAATATCAAGGACACGAGTATCAGAGAATGGCCATTGAAGAGCTTACTCAGATACCTGACGAAAAGCGTTATCTTCAATTAATAGCATCATGCCGTTCTACAATACCTGAGTTAAAACCTCAAATCTTCTGTACTACAAATCCAGGTGGCGTAGGTCATGGATGGGTTAAGAAAAGGTTTGTTGATGTAGGAAGTCCTGATACTCCATATATAGACCCCATAAGTGGAAGATCAAGAATTTATATACCGGCAACTGTTCAAGACAATCCGACCTTAATAGAAAATGATCCTGCTTATGTGAAGCAACTCGATGCCCTAAAAGGAACTGATATTGATTTATGGAAAGCGTGGAGATTGGGAAGTTGGGATACCTTCGCCGGACAATTCTACAAGGAGTTTAAACTAGGGTTTCATACTATCAAATACTACTTTCCTTTCAAGAGCAATGTAATAGTTGGCGGTTTGGATTGGGGAAGGACTGACCCTTTCTCAACACACTTCACTGAGATTAAAACGATTGAGTTTGAAGGGGCAAAGTTCTTCAGAGCTACTACATTCGCAGAGATTTATGGAGTAGACAAAATGCCGAAAGAATGGGGCGAGATTATCAAACAAATCATCTCAAACTATAACTTAGATTTAAGTGATACTTCTTGGATACGCTGCGATAATCAGATATTTAACCCAGGACTAGACAAAAGTAAATCCATAGCCGACCAGTTTGTAGATTATGACGAGAAGTTTAGGACTTTGTTAAAACCTGCTTCCAAAGAAAGAATAGGAGGTTGGGAAAATCTACACAACTGGCTCTCTGTGGCTCCTGATGGCCTACCTTATTGGCAAATCTCCGAGGCTTGTCCCAACCTTATTAGAACATTACCGGCGTTGGTACACGATGAAAACAAAGTAGAGGATGTTGACCAAGCTGGTGAAAGTCACGCACCTGACGCATTACGCTATCAATTCAAGCATCTCAAGTGGATAGACGCTAAACTAGGCGGTATAGTCCATCCAGGTGGAGAAAAGACCCAATTAAGAACAGCCGAGTTTATCGGGTCTAAACAAGTAGCTATAGACCTAAAAGCCTTTGAAACCCCCACGCTTCCAGCCATCACTTCAGAAAGTGGAGTGGGTGGAGTTATACACCACTGAAGTATAATTAGTTAATGAGATTTAATATCCGAGGTATACCTCAAGACGTGGAAGTTACGACGATTACGCTTGAATATAACCCTAATATAATCCAAAAGGACTCACCCGAGGGCTTATCATTATGGCATTGTCCTATTTGTTGTTCTCCTTTATTTCAATTTTCAGGTAGGATGATTTCAATTACTCCTGGCATGGTACCTTCAAGGCAACCACCCATTATTAAGGAATGTCTGAAATGCAGGGTAAAGTATCTCGTGGTGTCAATGATATAATTTAGCTATGCCAGACAATTCAGTTATTGGCCCCAAATCAATGGATGAGCAACAGCACGTTGCCTCACTTAATGTACCTGAAGAGGGTGTAGTGCAAAATGCCGACCCCTTAGCAATGGATATATCCGATGAGGAGTTAGTCAAAATCATAGATGAGCGTATTGAAGCCTCACAGAAGTTCTACGAAGATAAAAAGAACCTCAAAGAAAGACGCAAGAAAAATGTTACCTATTTATTCGGCAGACAGATAGACGACAAAGAAAAACGGGAAGAATTAAAAAAGTATGAGGCACGTTTCCTCGATAACGCTTTATATGAGATAGAAACCTCACTTAAACCTCTAGCCATGAGTCACTTGCCGGATATGATTGTCTTACCTGGAAGCGATGACCCCGAAAAGAAACAAGCGGCCAAAGACCTCTCCCTTGCAATAAACGATACTAATAAAAAGAGAAAACAGCGAAAAGTCTTAGCATTAGGATTTAAGCATCTTCCGGCTTATTTTGTAGGTTGTATTAAAGTTAGATGGGACCCTTCTTTAGGAAAACACGGAGATTTCAGATTTGATAACGTACACCCCAATCTTTTGACCTTAGACCATACCGCCAAGACCAATGACTCAGACGATATGAGCATTGTCGCCGAAACCCTACCTATTACAGTTCAGGAGTTATTTATGAGGTTCCCTGGCAAGAAAGAGTTACTAATCGAAGAGTTAAAGAAAGACGGAGTTGCTTTAAGTGATGAAAACTCTTGGAAAGACTTGGCAACCGAAGTAAACGCTACCGAGATTTGGTTTACCTGGTTCAAGAAAAAAGACACCAAAGAGATGATTAAGGATACCTCGTTAAATGTTTTTGAGCCAGGTGTTAAGTGGGAGAAAGTAGAGGGCGTGATGTGGAAGTATCGGACAGTCCTTTTAGACAAAATGCTTAATCCTAACTTCGACTATGAGGGTGAGGATGTCTACTACACAGAAGACCCTTCAAATCCTGAGATTAAACACGAACTTCAACCCGAAGAAATGATGCAGATGATGATGAC